CCATTTCGCCGCAAATGTCGCACTCAATTAGGCCACTCACGAGCTCGTCCTCATTGACGTCCGGGTCGATTGGGCGGCCATTCGCATCGAGTGGGCGTTCGCCTATGCCCTTGCCGGCGTTTCCCATTTGCTCGCGGATGAACCGTTCGTTCTCCGCGAGGCCCATCGTTTCGTTCTCTTTGGTCAAAATTAGCTTTTTCATTTCGTGCTCCTTTTAGTAGTCATAAATCTCAACTTCCTCATCCCAAACTTTCCAGTTTAGGTTTGAGTAGTAGATGCCGTCATCGATGAACCACTCACCGAAGAACTTTGCCAAACGCTCCTTTTTTGAGTCGAGCAAGAGGAAGCGGCTAGATGTCTTCTTTGCGAGAGACTCGAGTCTCTCAATCACCTGCGTGGTGGATAGTTTTGAAAGTTTGTCTCTCGCCAAAAGCATTGTGTCACTGTAAAGTTCTAAGTCAAACTTAGAACCCTCACGTGCTACGATGCCGTTGTGCATCAGCGCCGCGCGCACGGTCGCGTGATTCTTATGAAGCAGCCCATAATCCTGCATGTTGTAGAGGGGGAATGGGTGACTGTTCACCGTGTTCACTCCACCAAAGGTGGCGATACGAAAGTGGAAGCAAATGTCGCTCGTTTCCCAGTTTTCAGGGAGTCGCGCGACTAAGCCACGCACGGTTTTGTAACCGCGGAGAATCTCCACCCCGTGGTTGCTGAAGTACATTGCGCCCATGAGGTGAGGGTTAGCGCGCGCGCACTGCTCCAGTGTTTTCATGGAGATGCGCTCTTTCGAAGGTTTGTAGACGATTACACACATTTTGTTTTCTCCTAAATTATGGTGGTGCCAGTTAGATCGTTCAACTTATACCAAACGACTCTTTCATCTGAGATGGTGTAGCCGGCGGTGCGTAAGAACTTGATTAGGTGGCTGTACTTTTTGGCCACCAATCCGGTGCCACTCAAATATCCTAAGAAGCACTCTAGCGCTTTTTGCTGGTTCGCTAAGTAGTGCACTGGGCACGCGATGATGAAGTTCACCGATGCGGCGACGAACTCTAGTGCGGCCATAAATGAAGAGTACTTCAATGTGCCCTTGAATTGTCGAATCTCGATGGTGTGCAAATTGTGCTTGTTCACTTTGTAGTAGCGAGTTGGCTCATTGACTTGCGAAGCACTCATTTTCTGAGGAAACATTGCTTGGCAGTAGTGGTTCGCTGAGCGTCTGGAGACGGTGTCCATCAACTGAGTTTGTGAGTAAATCCAGAAGGCAAACTTAGTTTGCTGCCGAGCGGTCAAGTAACTCTTATTGAAATGGACATGAAGACCGCATCTGGGTGAGTCGTGCGATTGCGCGCCCGCGGCGATGAGACTCTTAGCAATTTTTTGCCACTTGAAGTATTTGTGTGAGGACATTGTGCGAGGGTGTGAAACGACTTCAAAGCCGTCTCGAAGTGAGCCGTCGCTTTTCAAATAAACTTCGTTTTCTGAACTGATGCCGCGAATGCGTGAAAGTTCGGTGACCGTTTGGTTTACCGAATTTTGACACTCAACTTCAAGCTCAATCCCTAAGTAGAGTTTGGTTTCGTCGTACGCGGCGGTGCCATAGAAAATAGGATTTGGTTTGTAAGTGTGGTCGTGCACATAAAGTGTCATTTTGTTTGCTCCTTGAATAAATTATATCACTAAATTATCGAGTGAAGTACAAGTCATTTGTCATAAAACTCATATGACATATGTCATTACACAGAAGGGCAATAAACAAATGAAAAATATGCCTAAGCACCACAAAATAAGCAATCCTATTAAAAGCAATTTTTCGAATGCAGTCCATTTCATTTTATGCTCCTATTCCTATATCAATTTTACCCACGAACAGCTTGAAGGTGAATAACATTTGTCACCTTTTAGGAATTACGAGTATCACTCATATTCAAGGTATACCATCAAACATATACTTCTAAGCAATATTTGTATATAATGAAAGCATGAAAGAATAGGAGAAGAGGAGCGATGGATGAAATCTTTAGATTAGCAGAATTGGGTTTTCGCATTATACCAGTGGGGGAAGATAAACGGCCAATAATCAAAAGATGGCCAGAAAAAGCAACAACTGACATAGAACGCATTAAAAATTGGAAGGCCTCATTCAATAATGACCGGTGGGGAGTAGTTACTGGAAAAGAATCTAGCGTATTTGTAGTAGACGTGGATGCCAAAAATGACGGACTACAAAAGTGGGCTGACCTAATAAAAGACAAAGAACTTCCACTTACTGCTACGTGCCGCACGGGTGGGGGCGGACTGCACCTCTACTTCAAGTACCCCGATTTTCACGTGCCTAACTCGTCCATTACAGTTGGAATTGACGTCCGCGGGGAAAGAGGACAAGCGGTGGTACCGCCGTCGATGCACGAAAGTGGAAATCAATACGCGTGGGAAGTAGCACCGTGGGACACCCCTCCAGCGGAGGCACCTAAGTGGCTTCTAAAATTGTTGAAGGATCCAACAAAGAAGAAAGCACAAAACTTCCCAGTTGTCGGTGGAAAGCTCACAAAGGGCATGCGCAACGATGAGATGTACAAAAGCTCACTGAACCTCGCGCGCTTAGGCAGTCCGGCCGAATTTGTTATCTCAACAATGAAACTGTGGAGAGACGAGAAGCAGCAAAGCGATATACCGGATGAGGAAATAAAAAGCACGGTGCAAAGTGCTTTCGCCGCGGCCGAGAAGTCAAAGGAAAAGCACGAAAGCATGATACTGAGAGCAGATTATGATAACAGTGTAGCGCTGCTTGAAAAGTATAAAGATATGGTACGATATGCGAATGGTAGGGGGTGGTTTGTGTGGAACGGCCACGCGTGGAGGGAGGACGAGCGCGACGCGGAGATGATAGGGCTTGCAGTACAAGTTATGACCGGCTTGCGCGACGAAGCACTGGAGGAAGCTAAGACACCCACGTATTACGACTCCGCAATCAAGTTGGCCAATTGGGCAAACATCAGTTTGATGGAAAACAGGACAAGAGCAATGGTAAACGGGGCGTCCTTCAGCAAGGATGTGCTGATAAATACTGATGGTTTAGATCCTATTGAAACCAACTCTCTGCTAAACGTGGCAAATGGTATTGTAGATTTGAAAACGGGCATGCTTTTCCAGCACGATAAGGAGTGGCTCATTACAAAGGAGATAGAGACAGAGTTTGATCCGAAGGCGGAGTGCCCCTTTTGGGAGCACACGCTGGAGCTAGCATTTGATGGAGACCAGACGCTCATCAGTTATATGAAGAGAGCGCTTGGATATTCACTTACTGGGGACACATCAGAACAGTGTTTTTTCATTTGTTGGGGCGAGGACGGCAACAACGGTAAGTCTACTATACTCGAAACAATGCAAAGCTTGATGGGGCCATACGCACAGATGAGTGACATACTCGTAATTACGACCCCGATAATGGACAATCGCGTGGCAAGCAGTTTAGCGCGACTTCCTGGTGCTCGACTAGTATCGATGAACGAGGCTAATGAGGGTCAAAGACTAAGCGAAGCTTTGGTAAAACAAATGACGGGTGGAGATACACTGCAAGCGTGCCATAAGTACAAAGCACCGTTTGAGTTCAAACCGCAATTCAAGCTTTGGATACGCACAAATGACAAGCCGATTCTTCGTGGAACGGGGAACGCGATGGCAAGGCGCATAAAACTTATTCCGTTCGAGCACCCTATACCAGCAGATAAGCGCTTGAGTAGGACGGAAGTTGATCGAAATCTAAAAGATGAGTTCCCAGGAATTTTGCGGTGGTGCATCGAGGGTGCGATAGAGTGGTATAAATTTGGATTGATGGACCCTGAGAAAGTGAAACTTGCAACCTTAGGTTACATGACTGAGTCAGACACAGTTCTACAATTCTTTGATGAGTGCGTGGAGGAGGGACCAAATAAGAAGATTACTAAGGCAGATCTTTACAGGGGGTACAAAGCGTGGAGTTATGAGAATGGAGCGCGGTGGCCGATGACCTCTGAAATGTTCAGTAAAAGGGTCAGCAAAAAGACACGAACAATGAACATAAGAGAGGTGCGGTCGAGTGGAGGGAAGCGCACGTGGGAGGGAATTGACCTCGCACCGGAGGCGCGAAACGCAATGTGGGCCGGGAACTAAAAATGAAAAGACCAAGGAGACTGGAAATGATAACGATTGATGGGACGCAGATAAAGCACCTAAGTTATAGTGCCATAAGCACGTGGCATTTTTGCCCACGTAAGTGGTACTTGGGCTACGTGAAACAGCTCAAGGAGCCGACGAATGTCAACTACGTTTTTGGAACGGTGATGCACCGTGCGATTGAAAAGGCCGCCAAAATCGGTGGTAAAGCGGTAGACTTTTATGAAGAAGAGTTGAAGTTGGAGTTAGCGCTTAACTCACTTACGGAGTACGACCGCATCACCATGCTGTCCTTAGGAATGCGGTTGCTGTCGAGTGGCGCAACGCAAAGCATACTTGAGAACATAAAACCGGCGGCAATTGAGAAGTTTATTTCGTTCAATGTGGATGGGGTACCCATCCCGATTATTGGGTTCATAGATATTTTGCAAAGCAATGGGATTCCATTGGACATCAAAACTTCGAGAGGCGACTGGTCAGAGGAGCAGGCGGCGAACGAAACACAGCCGCTCTTTTATTTGACAGCGCTGGATGCCAACGGCATGCACTCACATGAGGGCAACTTCGAGCACCTGGTGGTAGTGAAGGATGAGGTCTCACCGCGCTCGTACATCATTCGGACACACTTTGAGGACTACGATCGCATCGTGCGAGCATCGGTGCAGGATGCCTGGAGAGGCATTGAACAGCGCAAGTGGACCGAAATCAGTCCCGAAAACCACCACCCACGGTGCGATTGCCAGAGACTTTTGCCTTGGAGCGAGACCTTGAATTAGAGGCGATACCAGCAAAGCCAGTAATATTGCCTCTGGGAAAACTTTCCTATATACGCGGGAAAGAGAAAATTTTCCCCCGAGGCCAAATGCTGGCTTTGCTGGTATCGTTGATTTTACAGTGTAAAAAGAGCATTTTGGTGCGAAAGTGGTCGTGAAATGAAAAAGTGGTTATAATCAAAAATGATGGACGAAAACAGCAACGGTATCGACCCCAATTTGCCCAAAAAGCGACCACAACCACCACAGTTTGTGGGTAAAGGATTCAAGCCTGGTAAGGGTAAAGATCTCGATCCACGTATTTACAGAGGCGGACGTCCACGCTCAATATCTTCTGCCATAGAGTTACGCGAAGCTATTCGTTCGTTGCTGTCAGAGCCATCATCAAAAAACAAAACAAAGCTTGACACTCTATTGGGCAGGATGTCCGCCACTCGTGGCGAGCGCAAGGTGTTGCTTGAGTATGGTTTCGGTAAGGTGCCCGAAGGTTCGTTCGAAGTGGGTGATGCACTTGCTAACAAGTTCCTATCGCTTCCGGCCGATGTGATGGCCTCCTCCTTTGTGGACGTCTATAGAGACATCGTTGCGAAGCGCCACACCGAATATCTTCTTTTTGGCGGCCGCGGCTCCACTAAGTCTTCGTTCGTGTCTCTAGTTTCAATATTCCTTCTGTTAAATAACCCGACCATGCACATGCTGGCGGTACGCCAAGTGGCCAACACGTTGAGGGACTCAGTGTTCAGTCAGCTGCGGTGGGCTATTAACGAGCTAGGACTTACAGAGCAGTTCAAGTTCCTTACCTCTCCACTCGAAATCGAATATTTAGCTACGCATCAAAAAATATATTTTCGTGGTGCGGATGACCCCCTCAAAATCAAGTCCATTAAGCCTACGTTCGGTTACATAGGCATACTGTGGTTTGAGGAGTTGGATACCTTCCATGGGCCCGAGGCAGTGCGCTCGATAGAACAGTCAGCGATTCGTGGCGGTGACCTCGCCTTCATTTTCAAGTCCTTCAACCCGCCGAAGACAGCAAACAACTGGGCGAACAAGTACACTAAAATCCCTAAGAACACACAATACCAGCACAAGTCTGACTACACAACAGTGCCAGCGGAGTGGTTAGGTCGCACCTTCATAGAGGAGGCCGAGCACTTGAAGGAAGTCAATCCGCGTGCGTACACACACGAGTATTTGGGCGAGATAACAGGCACCGGCGGTTTGGTCTTCGACAATGTGGAGTTGAGAGCGATTACGGACGAGGAGATAAAGAACTTCGACCGCATCTACGAGGGACTCGACTGGGGGTACGCCCTTGATCCGCTGCACTGGGGACGGCAGCACTATGATGCTGGTAAAGAGATAATTTACATTTACGACGAGTTCCGCGCTCATAAGATGGGCAACCGCGAACTATATGAGAAGTTGATTGCTGATAAAGGCGTAACGCCCGCACAGCTTATTATTGCTGATTCGGCGGAGCCAAAGTCCATTGCAGACATGCGCGATTTTGGCCTAACAATGCGTGGAGCGGAGAAGGGACCGGACTCCGTCCGCTACAGTATGAGGTGGCTAGAAAATAGGGCGAAGATAATCATCGACCCACAGCGGTGCCCGCACGCTGCGGAGGAGTTTCTGAATTACGAGTTCGAGCAAACTAAGGACGGTGAGTTCGTGTCCGAGTATCCGGACAAGGATAACCACGCTATAGACGAGACGCGGTATGCTACCAACTCCATCTGGAAAGTGAGAGGGAAGTAATGGCTAAAGGGAATCCGTATCACGTGCAAAGCGGTGAGTTTGGCGGTCAGTTTACGTCTGCATTGCGCAAGGGGGCGGGTTTGCCTCCTGAAGATCTGCAATACTTCAATACATATATGCAAAGATGGGTGAGCGGCATTGACGCCGATTCACGAGATACAGCGTTTGGTTTAGCAATGGGAAATAAAGAGCTTCATGAGTATTTGCTTGAGGAAGCCTTTGGGAAGAGTTATCCTATGGAGACTACTCTCTATCGTGTAGGTGGTTTAGGCGATATTGAAGAAGGTAGAGTGGTCTCTTTGTTTATAGATCGAGGAACCGCTGAATCGTATCAAGTTCGAATGGGTGTAGATAGTATCTCTGAGTATCGGGTGTTTACTAAAGCGATTGTTCCAACGCTGTCTGGATCTGGGGAAGTGTGGGTTGAGATTGATGAATTATTATAGGAGGTTGGTATGGCAACTATAAACGGCAAAATTCATGTGGTGCACAACGCGGTGCAGATCGTAGTGCCGCTGCCTGACATTGTGCGAGAGGGGTATTGGCTTTATCTATTCAATATGGAGACGGACACCGATAAGCCAATTTTTCTTGGCGGTCTTGATGTGCAGAAGAATCAGGGCATTGTGCTACCTAGTGGACCATGGGTAAGTCGCGTTCCGTTTGCAATTTATGTTCAAGCGGACGAGTCCATTTACGCGGTGTGCGATGGTCCTAATAATAAAGCGTGGATGACGTATTTGTATCAAACAGTAAATTAGAAAGGAAGTAAAAGATGGCTACATATACAAAGTTTCAACCGTTCGTAGAAAAGGCGATGGAGGGGCTGATGAACCTCGGTTCCGACACGCTGCAGATAGCGCTGTGCAATGCGGCGAATCCTCCGGTGGTTGCCGACGGGCTTATTGCGGATATTACGCAGATTGCCTACACCAATCTGTCAACGCAGGTAATTACTACCATAAGCTCGTCTCAGACTAGCGGTACGTATACCCTGGTGCTGACTGACTTGGTGCTGACTGCTTCAGGGGACGTGGCTCCCTTCCAGTATGTGGTAGTCTTTGATCAGACTGCAGTTGGTGATCCTCTGATTGCGTTCTTTGACTATGGAGCAGAGGTGACCTTACACAATGGCGAAACATTCACTGTCGATTTCGGGGCGAGCTTGTTCTCGCTAACGTAATGACAGTTTATCATGTTGACCCAAATGAAGGGTTAGATACTAATTCTGGGACTTCTATAACAATTCCGTGGAAGACGGCTGATAAGGTAAACTCAGCCGCCTTCCTGCCGGATGATGTAATCGCATTCAAATGTGATACCATCGTCCCGCTTCCAAATATGCTTGTCATTCCAAGCTCCGGTATAGATGGTCATCCAATCATCGTCAGTTCTTATGGCGCTGGTGCAAAGCCCCGACTTGACGGGCTTGGAAAGCAGGCTTGCATCTATGATTCGAAGAGTAGAGGTTTTATCACTATTGAGGCGCTGGAAATAGCTAATGCAACTTATTCCGGTATTCGACATGACCATTGGGATTCGACCGGCCATGAGTTAGATACTCCAAATTGGACGGTGCGAAATTGCAGATTTCCCAATACCAGCATTACAATGTGGGGTAGGAATATGTTGATCGAAGATAATGAGTTTGCTGGTGTGCAGCCGACGACTTCACCGCCTTCTGCGATTCACCTGCGGGGTGCGGTCACTAAGAACAGCAAGGTATTGAGGAATAAAATCTCCGGCTACTTTGGGCGGGGCGTGTGGTGCATGAATGTAGATACTCCAACTGTCAATGACAACGTTATTCACGATATAAGTCAGTATGTGGGCGAGTGGATGGAATCGTATGGGATCAATTTCGACGGGTTCGGTTATCCAGTCACTGGGTTTATCACCTGTGAGGGTAACGAGATCTACAACACTGTTCAGTACGGGATTTTCTTTGAGAACGGCTCTGAGGGATCGAGGGTCCGTGGGAACCTAATTCACGATATTGGTCATGCTGGAATTTGGGAGCGCACTTATGAGGCGTGCGCCAGATATCCTGATCAGCGCGGTAATGATGTGGATGGAGAGATATCTTACAATATTGTTTACAACTGCAATATTGGCGTTTGGCTTTATGAATTGCGAAATGTTCGGGTTTGGAACAATGTCCTGATGAATGGTAATGGCGAATATCCAAAGGGACTTGCTCTACGAGATAGTTTGGGTACTTATGTAGATAACATTGATTTTAGGAACAATATCGTTAAGGGTTGGAGCTATGCGATTGCTTGTACGCATCACCCAAAGACGTGGAAGGGCTACTTCAGCCACTGCGATTTCAATGCGGTTCAATCAGCAGTGATTGAGGAGATAGGCGCTCACTGGTATTCGCTATCGCAGATTCAGGCAGATATGCCAAGCAGTTTTTCTGAGGATCCACTGTTCGTGGACGAAGTGGGACATGACTATCACCTGAAAGAGTATTCACCCTGTATTTTTACTGGTGTGGACGTTGGCCTGACAGAAGATTTTGATGGGGTGGGCGTGACTGCACCGCCTGATATTGGAGCGTTTCAATTTGAAAGTGAGGTAGGAATGAGTGTGACAGTAAACTTGACTGGAATCTCAAGCGGTAATGGGACAGGCGATCCTGTGACCATTACCGCGGTTGCAGATAAGCCTCTATTATTTGCTGGCATTGTGGTTAATTATGTCAATCCGGCGACAGTTGGCTCAATTGTCCTTACGCCAAAACTGGATGCGGAGGGAGTGGCTATTATCACGGTGACTGTCAAGAATAGCCAGGCGACCAAAAATACCACCATCAAAACCTTTAAGGCAACACTTGTAAAACTTGGTGTGCCCGCTATTGATGATATTGCGGATGTGACGGTCTACAGCTAAATATGAATATTATTACGATTATCAAATCAGTAATTTACTATGTTATTCGGCGCAAGCGTGCTCCGACTATTGATAGCATCAAAGATGTGGTTATCTACAGTTAGAAGGTGCAATGGCTCTAATTGGTGATATTTTCAATGAGGGTTTTGAAGAACCAGGGTATGAGAATACTTGGTCCGAAAATGTGGGCTCCGGCTCTACATTAGACGATGCTAACCAGGATATAACTCCACCTTTAAATGGTGGGGCTTATGTTCTCAAATGTCAAAAGGTCTCACCCAATCATGCTGCAATTAATCTTCATACGCTCGGCTCTACTCAAGCTATAACCTACACCAGAGTATTTTTTCAATGCACCGCTGAAGGTTTTGCTAACACTAACGGTATGCAGATGGTTTTAGCAAGAGATGCTTCTGATGCCAATGTTTGGTATATCGTGTTCAGGCAAAATATTTCGGGTTCATTAGGTTTCAGTTTCTATATGTATACCAATGGCGGGGAGACCAATGCTGGTGCTACTTATTCAATTAATTTGAGCCAATGGTATAAATTGGAAGTCCTATATGATGTTACCAATATGCTTTATGATTTTAGAATTGATGGCGTCAGTCAATATAGTGGGTCTTTGACTGGAACGGTAAGGGCCGGGGTGCGGAAGCTTAGGTTAGGTAATGGTACTGACAATTATGCTATAACTGCTTATTTTGACAGGGTGGCAATACATTCATCGGGTTGGTTGAATGAGCCCATAACCCTTTCGGCTGAAGCGGGTAGTTTTGCCTTAACTGGTGTTGCAGCGAATTTATTGAAGGGATTGAAGCTTCCGGCTGCTGCTGGTAGTTTTGCTCTAACAGGTGTTGCAGCTAATTTGCTAAGAGGATCAAAGATTTCGATAACTCCCGGCAGTTACGCTTTAACTGGTGTTGATGCAACACTGACTTACACACCGGCCGTGGGGGAATATACACTTATTTGCGATGCTGGTAGCTTTGTTCTAACTGGTACTGCAGCAAGTTTATTGAGAGGAGCAAAACTTTCAGCAGCCGCAGGTGACTTCGCTCTAACTGGTACTGCAGCAAATTTGTTGATGGCGAGAAAATTATTAGCGGAAGCAGGTTCGTTCTCCTTGACGGGGATCCAGGTGGATCTGCTCAAAAAGCTTATTTTGGGCGCGAGTGCTGGCGTGTTTTCTCTTACCGGGGTTGACGCGGTACTAAGGTGGGGATTTGGTTTCATAGCAGAAGCTGGTAGTTTTGCGCTTACTGGGGTGGACGCTTCTTTCAGGGTTGGAAGAGTGCTGTCAGCCGAGGCGGGGTCGTACTTGTTGACTGGGACAGTGACAGGGCTTATTCAAGGGTATGGGTTTCTCGCTGATGTTGGGAATTATTCCATCGTAGGAGTTGACTCGAGCTTGCTTTTCGGGCATAAAGTTTCTGTGGTGCCTGGCTCTTATTCTCTTAGTGGAGTAGACGCGTCTTTACTAAAAAAGTTGAAATTAGCTTGTGCGGTGGGGAACTACTCAATTTTAGGTGTTGACCCCGATTTACTAAAAGAGCTTATATTGAGTGCTGAGGTAGGGGAGTACGCAATTACCGGGTCTAGTGTAGGAGTTTTCCAAGGTTATGGCTTCTTGGCCGATGTTGGTGAATATTTAATTGCAGGTGTAGATGCGGCTCTCAAATTGGGCCGCAGGCTATCTGCAACGGCAGGTTCATACTCCCTATCCGGTGTCGATGTGGAATTTTTAAAGAAGTTGATTTTGAGCTGCGCTGTTGGTGAATATTTGGTTTCGGGTACAGATCTGGCTTTGCTTAGAAAGTATATTTTGAGCACTGACATCGGGGCATATTTGCTTAGTGGAATGAACGTAGGCCTCTTCCAGGGCCATGGTTTTTTGGCCGATGTTGGCTCGTATTCAATGACTGGAGTTCCTGCGAATTTAGAATTTGGTCGTAAATTATTCGCCGCTGAGGGAGCTTATGCTTTGTCGGGCGTGGATATCTCTAATCTCGTCCATAGAATATTGATTGGGACAGAGGGAGCTTACACAATTACAGGTGTAGATGCTATTTTGAGCTTACTCTTTCTATTGTCTGAACATAGAGTGTACACCGTTGCGGCCGAAAGCAGGCGTAGCAGTATTGTAAATGAGCCCAGATCGCAAGGGGTGGAGGGCGAGGATAGGTCATATGAAGTTGAGGATCAATGATTGAGAGGCGCTTATGATAACTTACTATAAAGATCCTTCTGCTGTATTGGACTTTCAGTTTGATTGGACTGATTGGTTAGGTAGTGGTGAAACGATCAGTACTGCGACTATAATTATAACTCCCTCTGGCGAGATGACTGCAGCGGCTCCAACAACAAGCTTGGGAGTGGTAACGGTTTGGTTGTCAGCCGGCACTGATGGGCATACTTATATGGTGGCGTGCAAGATTACTACAAACCAGCTGCGCACTGATGAGCGAACATTCTTAGTCAACTGTTTTAACAGATAGGAAGGAACCCGTGATTTTAGACGGCGTTATAACATGGTTCAAGGAGGTGGTGAATAGGATGATAGGAAAAGCATCTATTAAACAGGCGCTCAGCGTTGATATTGCAATGAGCTCCGCAATGGTTGAGGCACTCAAAACGTGGACGCTCATGTATGAAAATAAAGCTACGTGGCTTAACGCCGACGTGCTCTCACTGAACTTGCCCGTTGCTATCGCGTCTGAGGTTGCGCGCGAAATAACAATTGAAATGAAGGTCACCATCGAAGGTTCGCCGCGTGCTACGTACTTAGCTGAGCAGTTTGAAAAGGTCATGGACAAGTTGCGCGATGCGGTCGAGTTTGGCGCTGCAAAGGGCGGCCTTATGATGAAACCCTACGTGAGCGAGGGTGCGATCGAGGTTGACTACGTGCACGCAGATCAGTTCTTTCCAATTTCATTTGATGCGGGTGGCAATATCAAGGCGTGCGTGTTTGTTGACCAGCGCACCGTGGGCGTTCAGATTTACACTCGACTTGAGTACCACGAGCTGAAAGGTACGAATTATATTGTTAAGAACAAGGCGTACCGCAGCACAACGAGTGACACGCTGGGGCAGGAAGTTCCGCTCGACTCCGTTGATAAGTGGAAGGGGTTGGCACAGGAAGCGACTATCAAAAATGTGACCAAGCCCCTGTTTGCTTACTTCAGGTACCCGCTCGCTAATAATATTGACTCGAGTTCGCCGCTCGGCGTGTCGTGCTACGCGCGCGCGGTAGACCTTATCAAACAGGCGGATATTCAGTGGTCCAATTTGTTATGGGAATTTGAGTCCGGTAAGCGCGCACTGTACTTGGACGTGCTAGCTTTTGGTAAGGACGATGAGGGCAAACCTATTCTACCGAATAAACGATTGTACCGCACGCTCGAAACTGGCAGTATGGAGGGCGAGCTGTTCAAGGAGTGGACACCAAACTTACGAGAGCAAAATATGATTAATGGTCTTGAGGCCATACTGCGCAAAATAGAATTTGTGTGCGGCATTGCGTACGGGACGTTGAGCGACCCTGAAAACGTTGATCGCACTGCAACGGAAATTGTTGCTAGTAAGCAGCGGTCGTTCGCTACCATCGTGGACGCGCAGAAGTCTCTTAAGGGTGCGATCGAGCAACTGCTGTACGCAATGGACACGTGGACCACACTCAAAAAGTTGGCGCCAAAGGGCACTTACACAACTGTGTATGACTTCGACGATTCGATTGTTGTAAATAAAGACATGCAATTTCAGCAAGATCTGCGTCTTGTGAGTTCACAGATTATGGGACGCGTTGAGTTTCGCATGCGCAACATGGATGAGGACGAGGCGACCGCCACGAAGATGATTGCGAAGGCGACCGCTGACCAGGCGGATTTGTTTGAGCAGGAAGTCAAGAAGAAAGAGGAAATGACGCAGGTGGCCGCGCCGTTTGGTAAAAAGAAGGCTGCCCCGTTTGGTAAAAAGGCGGCAGCGAAATGACGAGCATCAACTATTTAGGTGACCTTTGTCATGTACACCTTGAAGGACGAAGGTAAAATTAAAGTAAGGAGATTATTATGAGTGAAGAGCATTGGGTAACTCGAAGAGGACAGCATATACTTATTGGCGGTGAGGGCGGTAATGGTATGGGTAGTGGTCCTAAAAAAGGAGAGTTTGGTATCGACGCCAAGCGTCAAGCTAAACTGAAGAAAGATAAAAAATCACAACTTGGTGATATAGACGAGCGCGAAAAACTTGCGGAGTGGAGAGCGGACATTGCTGGTAAGGCAGCAAGAAAAGCAGCTGGCCTTCCTCCTGAAGTAAAGCAAGCTAATGTGCTGAAAGTCAAATCCGCCTTGGCCTCGTATCAAAGTAAGATAAAAGATCGCGACGTTCAGGACGCCGTTCTCAATATGTCGAACGACCATTTGGGTACTAAGTTTATGAACTTCAATGGTCCTGATGGTGCGGCGAAAGCTGCAAAAGCTCTCAGTAAGCTGCGAAAGCTGCCGCCTGAAAAGCTTGCTCTATTAGTCAAAGATCTAGTTTAGGAGGTACTAAATGCCAAGAGGAAATCCGTATCATGTAAAGTCCGGTGAGTATGGCGGGCAGTTTACGTCTGGCCGAGGTATGACGACCGCGGGCGATTTAGCTAATAAGCTCAAAAAAGAGAAGTCGCTTGCACCCGGCGATGCTGAGTTTGTGGCCGGCTATGATAAAGCTCAAAAGTTAGCCGCTGCGCGTAAGAAGAAGTGGGATGCGGCGCACACACCAGAGGAAATTGCGGAGCGCGATCGCGTGAATAACGCATTTGAAAATGGTCTTCGCAGTGGTGCTGGGCTTGTATCTAAAGCTCCTAACGAGGGCGCGGGCATAATGCGTGAGGGGACTCCGGTTAGCATTGTGGGTAATGTTGCCGGAAAGGGAAAGCGCGGTACCGTTATGCAAGTGGCACCGAGCGGATCCTTCTTTGGTGTCGAAGATGCAAATGGCAAGTTTTTGGGCTACTTTCACGAGAGCGATTTGAAGTTAACTCGCACGCTAAAAGCGAGCTCTAGTAATTTGTACAAAAAGACACGAAGCAAAGGTGTTTAGTGCCCTACAAATCCGATAAACAGCGGGCGTATCTCCATATCCACCACCCAGAGATGGCTGCGAAGTGGGACGCTGAGCTGCGCTCTAAAAAGCACAAAAAACGTAGTGTGAAGCGCGACGCGTTCACGCGCGGGGCGCGGAAGGGAGCGAAACTCGATGAGTAGGGGTAATCCGTACCACGTAAAATCGGGCGAGTTCGGTGGACAGTTTACGACTGGCCTAAGATTAGGTGCTGGTTTATCTCCTATAAAAATGGATCTCGCTGCGCAGCGTCGTTACGATCGATCTAGGCGCCGTTCTGAGCTTGAAGGAAAAGCTAAAAACGTTAAAGTCGATATTGACCACGCTTGGGTATATTATCATCGAGAGCTGCCTTATCCAAAGGAAGTAAATTCTCATGGAACCTGGTGTTTTGCTATTGGTGCTGAAGTGAAATACTTTCCAGGTATTTACGAGAAAGCCACTGCAGCAGCAAAAAAGTATGCGGCTAAAATGGGAAAAGATACCATCTATTTGAAGCCATAAGAATTAGTGACGGAGGATAATATGGCGAGAGGAAATCCTTATCACGTTCAGTCGGGCGAGTTTGGGGGGCAGTTTACTACGGGATTGAGGAAGGGAGCTGGGTTGCCTGTAAACAACGAAAAGTTTTTTCCTAGGGATTCTACAAAAGCGACTAACGCTACGTTCATTGCTAGATTCGCAATGAATAAAAAATTGCGCGGCGAGAAGTACATAAATCCTGCACCTGATTTGATTGATGTGCAGGGCACTGAAGAAGCGTTTGCTATTGCGATGAAAAACAGTGCAGTGCAGTTAGATAAACCTACCACAATGTATAAGGGAGTGAGTAGTAAGTTTTATAGGTCTCTAAAACTAGGAGATGAGTTTATTGATAAAGGATATTCGTTTGTCACTACAAATCAATTTATGGCTAAAAAGTATTCTTCACGCACGGGGGGAGTAATTGAGATCCTGTTGCCTAAAGGTCAGAAAGGCGTTTGGGGAATGGCTGATCAAAATGAATTTATCCTTCCTACTAATATGAAATTCAAGGTAATTGGAGTCAAGAACGGCACGCTTCAAGTGAAGGTGGCATAGTGCTCTCCTTCGACCAAATCGACGCGCTGATCCGGGACGTAGAGGACGTGTATGGGGAACTCGACGAGATGATTGTGAGGGACATCGCGCGTCGCATCTCTAAAATGGACTTCGTCACCTCGTCAGCCGCTTGGCAAATGCAGCGTCTTAATCAGGCGGGTTTGGTTTATGATGAGGCTATCAAGCAAATATCAACATTGACGGGCAAGTCCGAGGCCTACTTGCGCAAGGCGTTCGCCGACGCGGGTGTTCGCTCGGTGCTGTATGATAAGGCCATCTTCACGCCCGCTATGCATCGGTTTACTGACTTGAACCTATCACCCGCGATGCTAAACGTGCTCAAGGCTGGCCTTCGAAAGACGGGCGACGTGCTGCGCAACTTAACTATGACTACGGCTGCAACTGCACAAGAAGCTTTCGTCTCGGCCGCTGATATGGCCTACATGCAAATAAGCTCAGGTGCGTTTGATTACGGAAGCGCCATAAAGCAAGCGGTGCTTAACGTTGCTGAGATGGGACTTTCCTCCATTGCGTACCCATCTGGGCACCACGATCAAATTGACGTGGCCGTCCGGCGCACAGTGCTAACCGGTATCGCTCAGACTGTGGGCAATATGGAGATTGAACTCGCTGCACAAATGGGTACTGACTTGGTGCAGACGTCCGCGCACATCGGCGCTCGCCCTACGCATCAAGTTTGGCAAGGGCGTATTTTCTCCATAAGCGGCAATCATCCCCGGTATCCTAACTTCTATACGGAGACCGGATATGGAACTGGCCCTGGCCTGATGGGTTGGAACTGCCGCCACTCCTTTTATCCCTTCTTTGAGGGTCTGAGCGAAAACGCTTACAAGGATCTTACTCAGTACGAGGGTAAGCCCGTTACTTACAACGGTGAAGAACTCTCGTTTTATGAAGCCACACAGGTGCAGCGTGGGATTGAGCGCGAAATTCGTAAGTTGAAGCGCAAAGCGGGTGCACTGGGTGCGGCTGATATTGACAATCAAGAGGAGTTACGCGATATCGCAAAGGCGCAAGCAAAAATGCGCGACTTCCTTCGTCAAACTGATCTTGATCGACAACGCGGTAGGGAGCAGGTAATTGGACTTGATATAAAGAAAGTGGTAGTTTTGCCACCCCCGCCTGTGGTGATCGCACCGACGCACGCTAGCGTGTCTGTGACACCTACGAGTGTGGTCACCAGTGCTGATAGCGCTGAGTGGGAGCGCAAACTTATGTTTGATGACTTCGTCAAGGAAACCACGGGTAATAGAGAAAAAGGTTATTTCGAGTCCTATAATGTGCATTTTGCTGACGGTACTAGAGCAAAACTAAAACCTTCTCCAAACCCATCGCACGGGGGGATAGGCGATGAAACAATATCTAGACGCGAAGCGTTTGCTTATCAAGTTAGCAAGGAGCTGGAACTTGACATTGTGCCTGAAACAGTATTTAGAGAGTCTATTGATGCGTCGTTACAGCGTTATATTGAAAATAATATTGTAGGCTCGCGATTATCTGGAACAGAAAGCAGATCTATCGATGATTATTCTAGGATGAGTTTATTGGATATGGTTTTGGACAATACCGATAGACATTGGGGCAATTACATAGTAGGGCCAGATGGACGCACTTGGGCTATAGACCATGGACTAACTTTTGAGCATGGTCTCAATATACATAGAGGTTTTTCTGGTGTGCTTCATTATATTCCGCCGCCGTTTAGACATTTAGTAAAACAAGCACCAGCGCCTAGTGGGTTGCGTGTTTTTCCTAACGAGATGTTGCCTTTGGATGTTAAATTCAAAAACATACTCGAGCGTAAGTTGAAAGAAGGATTTTTTGAAACATTAGGCAAGGGCATATTGACAGCCGATGAACAAATCGCTTTACAAGATAGAGTGAAACAGATTATCGTTAGTTGGAGTACATACTTCTATTAGGAGGCACAATGAACGACATTGCATTTTATAAAGATAGTGGGCACGGCACGGAGGAGGTTGGTCGCTTGCGCGCGGACGGCACTTGGGATGGTGACGTTGGTTTGGGTGAGGACGTCGCCTATGTGTTACTCAAGCACGGATTGGATAAGGATAAGTGGGAAGAGCGCAAGGAGCTCATAAAAATATACTCTGGTGCTTATTTGTGGGCAGTGGAGGAAGTGGTTGCTGACACCGCACCGTGATATAATGTACATGATGATTGACACAATATTGAGTTATTCGGCGAGCCACTGCCGTACGAGTGGCAACTCACGCGGAGGAGAAGCCGCGTAACAAATTGCTTAGAGTGAGGAGAGCAGATATGAAACGCGAAGAATTGAAAGCACTTGGTCTTGAGGAAGAGGCTATCGATCAGATTATGAAATTGCATGGGCAGGATGTTGAAAAAACCAAGGATGATTTGGCAACAGCAGAAACCTCAGTGCAGACTCTAACTGATCAATTGGCGGAAGCTAATAAGACTATTGGTAGCTTCAAGGAGATGGACATCGAAGCAATCAAACAAAGCGCGGCGGATTACAAAATAAAATTTGAGCAGGCGCAAGTGGATGCCGACGTAAAACTCAAGGCGCTCAAATTTGAGCACGCGCTTGAGGCTGCACTTGGCGATGTTGGAGCAAGGAACTTCAAGTCAGTGAAAGCGCTGCTTGATGTGGAAAAACTCGAACTTGCTGATGACGGCAAAACCATCAAAGGACTTGAAGAGCAGTTAAAACCTGTCATTGAAGAAAATGACTATCTGTTCGACTTAGAAGAAGGTGAGGACGAGAACGAAGAGGGTGATGAGGACGAAGCCGAAGAACCCGAAATCGTACTTGGTTCAAACATAAAAACCGTTTTAGGTGATGCGACTGTCGATGCTGCAAGAAAAGCGGCCGGACTAGCAACATCAGAAGGATAAAATAAAATGGCACAATCCATTGCTTTAGCTACCAAATTTCAACCGATTTTGGATGAAGTTTACAAGCGTGATGCAGTAACGTCGCGCTTGGATGCTTTAACCAAGCCGGTGAATTTCGCCGGTGCTAATGTCGTAAAGATTTTCAAGACTGACGTCATTGGCATGGGCACCTACTCCCGCGTGACTGGCTATCCAAAAGGTCAGATCGTGGGAACGTGGGAAACACTTACCCTCGCAACTGAGCGAGGTAGGGAGTTCAACATCGACCGCATGGACGATGAAGAATCCCTGGGCATGGCGTTTGGCACGCTCGTAAGTGAATTTATGAGAACCGAAGTCGCCCCAGAAGTGGACGCGTATCGGTTCGCAACGTACGCTGGGTGGTCTGGCATCAGCACCACAGCTGGCGCAACTTTGTCCGCTTCAACTGTGTTGGCCGCGATCGATGCTGCTGCGCTGCAGTTTGACGACGATGAAGTACCCGATGATGGTCGCTTGCTTTTTGTGTCGTCAAGTGTGAATAAATTCCTTGAAGCAGCGATTACTCGTATGCTTGGTAACGAAGGAACAGCGGATCGCCGGTTGAAAATGCTGGACAACATGACTATCATCAAAGTTCCTCAATCTCGCTTTTGGACTACGTGCACACTGAATGCCGGTGCAACTGTGGACGCGGGTGGCTACGCGACTGGCGGTGTGGCGATCAACTTTATGCTGATGCACCCCTCAGCCGTTTTGCAGGTAAGCAAGCACGCGCAGGTGAAGATCTTCTCACCTGACGATAACCAGGAAATGGACACCTATAAGGTACAATATCGCTTGTATCACGACGCGTTTGTTTATGACAACAAAGTCGATGGTATCTATCTTCATAAGAAAGCTGCATAAGTTGCTGTTCTGAAAGATCGAAGGTAACCTAAAGGAGGTAACCGATGATAAAGATGCATAAAGGCGGGGTGCACATCGAAGTTGAACCAATGAGCTTGCGCCGATTTTTGGACGCGGGCTACGTGAAGGACGAGGATGTAAAACCCGCAGAAGCTGAGGTTCAGGCGGAACCTGAAATCGTGCCAGAGGCACCGGTGGAGGAACCCGACGAGCCGAAGAAAAGCAAAGGAGGCAAATAATGCCTAAAACACAGGGTATTGATTGGGGCCAGCGTTTAGGCGAAATGGGCGATGAGGTTGATGTATCTCCAGATTTGATTTTGCGTGTTGATAGCGTAACTGGGGATAACAATCTAAATAGCGCTGGTGAAAGTTGGAACAGGGCCTTTGCTACTATCCAAGCTGCTGTTAATCGTGCCAGATATCTTGTTGGGACTACCACGATTGACGATGCCAAAAATCATAGATCCCGTGTTTTGGTTGCTCCGGGTCATTACAATGAGCAAATCCTATTTTCAGGGTATGGCATCGATGTAATTGGTCTTGGAGGTGTTCCGGGCAAAGACTATGGTGTATCTATCAATTACGATGCAGCTATAGTTGCTGCGCCATCAGTAGTGGCGTGGTCTGGATCCGCAAACTCCCTAAAGAATCTTCATATCCACCAAGCTGCGGCATATCCAGCGTTGTATAATGCTGGTGGTGACAATAACTTGCTAGAGAACATCGTGATCGAGGGGGATGGCGCAGTATGTACCTATGGCGTAGTAATGGACAGCATGAAAGGCAGCTTCATCAAAAATTTGGTGATTACCGGTTTTATCACTGCAGGTATTCATGTGACCGGTGGCACTGACCAATATTTCATTTTTGGATCTATCAAAGACTGCATGTTGTTCTCTGCTGCGGCCAATGTCACAGGTATTCTTGTTGATTCCCAGGCGAGTCTTGTGGCCTATGGTGCAACAATTGAAAGGAATCGCGTTATCCTTTCTAATGGTGCAAGCTGTAAAGGCATTGATGTGAATAACACCGGTGCTGTTGTAGTTTGCGAAAATATTGTTTCGGTTCCTGCTTCGGCTACACCGATTGAGCATGCAGGTGGTGATCAGTTCTTAATTAACAACCACACTGCTGCTGGTACAGTCAACGTTGATCCAATGCCCGCAGCGGGATAAAGGAGTTTGACTATGGCAGCGTATGCGACTTGGACGCAGTATAATACAGAATACTTCGGCACAAAGATAGCCGAGGAGGAATTCCCAGCGCTCATACTAAAAGCTAGCGCTGTAATCGATCAATTGACGTTCGATCGCACCGCTGCCATAATTACTCTTGGCACTGACGCCGCTCTAATAGCTAAAATAGTAAGTGCTACGTGCGCTGTAGCCGAAACGCTGCACGCGCAGGATATAGACGGAGAGAAAGAGATTGCCTCCGAAAGCGTGGGCGGGCACTCAGTAAGTTATGTCTCCAATAAAACTATGCAAGCATCGGCTCTTGAAAGACAGCGTGCTGCTGCTAAATTGTACTTAGGCAGCTCTGAACTAATGTTCCCCGGATTTGCTGCGGGCGAGTACGGTGGGGAGACGGTCGATTATGAGGACGAATAGCGACGCCACACTCTACAACAAATCGATAGTAGCAGGAGCGGAGGCATGGACGCGGACGGTTATTGTGGGTCCTAATGGAGAGTATGGTGTGCAGTGGGAAAACCGCAAGGCAGCTAATGTAATGCGGTCCGGGATACTTGAAGCGGACAGTGTGAATATCTATATACCTTTCAATAGGGGAAGTCTTGTATTCAAACTTGGTGACATCATGGTGAAAGGTACTGTTACAGATGTAGTCGATTCTACGATATTTACGCCAACAATGCTAAAAGCTAAATACGTTGATGTTGTGACGATCAAGTCCGTGGATACGAAGGATTTTGGCTCAGCGATCATGCAGCATTGGCAGATTGGGGCGTCCTAATGACTTACCCAATAATTGAAACTCCGCGTGGCCAAATCGTTGTTGGGAAAAACATGATTGCTAAGTTGGAGTGGAATCCTGATTTTCAATACACGCACCAAGAAAATTTTTCGGATGCACAAGGATTTGTGGATTCAGAAGTTTTGCGCCTATGTGAGCCGTATACTCCATTTCGCACCGGTATGCTTGTAAAGTCAGGCACACTTGGCACGTTTGTTGGAAGTGGTGAAGTAAGTTGGATTGCACCGTACGCGCGTAGACAATACTATATGGCTCGACCAGTGGGGTCAGAAACGGGTCCACTGCGCGGTCCATTTTGGTTTGAACGCATGAAGCAAATAAGCGGGCGGCAAATTATAAACGAAGCAAAACGGATTGCTGGTAGAGGCTACTAATGTCAATGATAAGTGCAATAAAAACATACATGAAAACCTACACCGGATTAATAACCGATGCTCCAGTATGGGTAGATTATTTAGGTCCTGATCCAACTGAATATACCATTATCCCCTTAGCTGGAACAAGAATTATTCAAGAGGATATAACTGGTAAAACTTTACGAGAATATCCATTTGCATTTCAAAGTATGGAGAGTACGGCTGATGAGAAAAATCGCATAGCAGTTCAGGAATTCTTTGAAGATCTTGCAGCTTGGTTTGAAACACAGACATTAGCTGGGACTTTTCCAACTCTGGCCGCAGGACAAACGGCAGAGAAAATCGAGGCATTGGGTTGGGCTTATTTGTTTGAGTCTGGGGAATCAGGGACAGGGATTTATCAAATCCAATGCAAACTAACATATGAACAGGAGTAGAAAATGGCAGCTGTAACAGGTAAAATTAAGAGAAGTTTAGTCAAGACTTACATTGACACATCTGGGCCGCTTGCATCGGAGACCTATTTTCTCTTGGGTGAGGGTATTGTAGAAGGCAAGATCCAATACAATCCTAAAACTAATGAGGAAACATATATCTCTGAGGATAGTGCTAATATTAGTGTCGAGAGCTATGCCCCAACAATGCCAGTCGAAATGACCGCAATAGGCGGCGATGAGGCCTTCGAGTATATAGACAGTCTGCGCAAAGCGCGCGCTGTTTTAGGCGATGCCGAAACAACTGTTGTGAATGTGTGGGCATATGAAACTGGTGGACCAACGGCGTTTCCCGCCGAACAGCAAGCTGTGTCCATTCAAATCGATGATTTTGGTGGACCTGGTGGCGAAGCGATAAAAGGTAATTTCACTATCAATTACATTGATGACCCAATTGTTGGTACTTGGAACGATTCCACTAAAGTATTTACGGCTTCGTAAGGAGGCAGCATGCCTAAAATAAAAAGAAGTCAGTTCAAGACTTTCTTGAACACTGGGACTCCGGCTGTCCCTGTCTGGGTTCTAATAGGTGATGGAGTTGTGGACGCGAAAATTAATTACAACCCCAAAACTTTGGAGGAAACCTATATTTCCGAGGATAGCGCTAATATCAGTGTGGAAAGTTATGCGCCGTCGATGCCTATTGAAATGACTGCGCTAAATTCGGATGCCGCATTTGAATATATTGATGCATTGCGTAAGGCTCGTTCCGTTCTGGGCGATGTTGAAACCGAGATTTGCAATGTTTGGCTTTATGAAACCCCCGCACTGGGCTATTATCCAGCTGAAAAACAGACTATCAGTATTCAGGCGGACGATTTTGGTGGCGAGGGCGGCGCTTCGGTAAAAGGGAATTCTACTATCAATTTTATCGATGACCCCGTGCTAGGCACGTTCAACCCTACCCCAACTGCGGCATTTGTGCCGGATCCTATTCTTGCCAGTTTGTCGGCGCTGTCTATTGGGGGTCATGCCCTTACTCCGGTGTTTGACACTAATTGGTTGTGGTACACGCTTGCTGTGTCATCTGCTACTGACACCATTACAGCTGTTGCGAATAATGACGGCGTAATTGTAATTGATGAGGATGGGACCCCGGTTGTAAATGGTGCAGATGCCACATGGGAAGAGGGCCTGAACGTGCTAACTATTGAAGTGACGGTGGATGCTGAGGTGGTTGAGTATATTGTCAATGTAACTTATACTGCATAAGGAGTTAGAGTGGAAAACGTTAATGTCGATACTGGTGTAAAGCGTGTTACGATAAACAACGATCCAAATAGAGTTATTGAGTTCAACCCAATGGACATCGAGTTTGCTGAGAAGTTTTACGCTCTGATTCAAGAGTTCGAGGGTAAACAGGTTGAGTACGAGGCGAAGGCCACTGCGCTTGATGCAAATAAAGAAGTGGATGCGCATGGTTTACCTGTAAATATGAAGGATAGTTTGGCTTTTTTGAAGGAAGTGTGTTCTTTTATGAAAAGCAAAATTGACGACATCTTCGGAGACGGTGCGTCTACTATAATCTTTGGTGATTCGCTGAACTTGGAGATGTTTGGACAGTTTTTTGCTGGTATTGTGCCACACATAAAAGCGGCTCGGGCTAAAAAGGTGCAGGCTTTCATAAATCCTGAGATTAAAAAGGCGCAATGAATATACTGATCGAACCCATGCCGGAAACGATAGAGATTGGCACTAAAATGTATGGTGTCAATTTTGATTTTCGCTCCTGCTTACGCATAATTCTGGCCTTTGAGAGTGAGGAACTAACTGATTCTGAAAAGCAGTACGTGCTAATCACTAACCTTTATAAAAATGTCCCTGACGATGTTGAAGCGGCCGTAAAGCGCGGCGTGGAGTTCTTGAATGGAGGGGAAAGCGAGTCCGAAGAAAATGGTGGCGATCAGTTTCGGTTGTATTCATTTGACAAGGACGCGCGCTTCATTACTGCAGCTTTTCAGCAAACGCACGGCATAGACATAACTAAGGCGGACATGCACTGGTGGAGGTTCCTCGCGTTATTTATGGATTTAGGTTCCGATACGGTATTTAATAATTTAGTGAATTTACGTAGAAGAGTGAAGACCGGCAAAGCCACAAAAGAAGAGCGCGAGGCCGCGCGTGATATGGGCGATCTTTTCAATTTACCTGAATTTGATACTCGCTCTTTCGAGGAAAAAGAGATGGAGGCAAGTTTTTTGAGGGCGTTAAAGCAGTAGAGGATTAATGGCACTTAATTATGATGGTTCAATTACTATAGATAGTAGTATTGATACTAAAGGTTTTAACGATGGTATCAAAAAGATGGGCACCAATATGCGAACCGCTGCTAAGGAGATGGCCGAAGGATTTGGTGCTAAGCTTTTAGGCTCCATTAAAGACGCGCTAGCTTTACTTGGGAAGATAATTCTTGTAGCTGGAATAGCTGCCGTTGCTGTTGCACTTATAGGAGCGACATTTGTTGCTGTTGGTGCTATGGCACTTAGGTTTGTTGGAAAGTATGTAGATTCGTTGTACGCATCATTGAGCGCTACTTCGGCTTTTAGAAGTAAAGTGGTTGAATTGAAAGATGCGTTCAACGCAGTAAAGGGTGCCATTTCAGCAATTGGTGCTACGCTGTTAGCGGCGGTTGCACCGGTTCTTCTTAGGATAATTGATTGGATAGTAAAAGCCCTTAACTGGCTTTCAATATTTATTGCTGCTTTGACTGGTCAAAAAACAGCAATGCAATATGTGTCTACAGCGGCCAGTGGAACAGCAGCGGCTACGAAGGAAACAGCCAAAAATGTTAAGGAGGCGACTAAAGCAGCAAAAAATGCGTTAGCTGCGTTTGATGAAATTAATGTGCTGCAGCTCCAGACAGCTGAAGCAATAAAAGCTGAAGAAGCTCCATTGCAGGAAATGGGTGGCGGAGTGGGTGGTGGTGCGGTCACAATAAAGGAAGTTGATGTCCCCACCGATTTTATCAAGACGCAGTGGGAATTATTCAAGGTGTGGTTCAAAGAAAATATTACCGATGCTATCGCTGATTACTTCAAAATAAAGTGGGAGAATCTCTTTGGAGGAAAAACTCTTTGGGAAGTGCTATTCAGTTCCGAAGAAGGCAGCATTTGGGGAGATATATTTGAAGACGTTGAACCCATTGATTGGGGTAAACTTTGGGGCGGGATTAAGGACTTCTTCACATCAAATCCGGAGACCATGATTTCGCCTGTTGAAGAGTGGGCCATAGAAGTAAGCAATATAATTCGCGGTTATTTATCGAAAGCATGGGAGTGGTTAGCGGGTGTAATTGGAGTTTTTTGGGCAGCTATTCTACAAAACGCTACACTCAAGTGGAATACGTGGATTGGAAACGTGCGCACCACTCTTTCAGCTGCGTGGACTTTCATAAAAACAGTGTGGGGCGTGGCTTCCTCGTGGTTCATGACAAATATTATTAGTCCGATTGGTAAGGCGTTTACTATTGTAACTGACGCAATCAAGGCAGCATTTGGTAATGCGTTCATTAGTGTGAAACTTTATGTTAAGAACAGAATTAACGATATAATTGGTTTTCTAAATAAGATGATTGCTGCTATGGTTAAAGGAGTTAATGCTCTAATAGGGGCGCTCAATTCGCTCCCGAAAGTGACGCTGCCAGATTTTCTCGGTGGTGGGACTATTGGCTGGAATATCGCTAAACTCGTAGCACCGCAAATTCCTCTACTAGCTAAGGGCGCTGTTATCCCTCCAAACGCTGCGTTTGCTGCGGTTCTTGGAGATCAGAAGTCAGGCACGAATATTGAAGCTCCCGAAAAACTAATCAGGCAAATTATTCAGGAGGAAATTGGCAATATTCAAACGGATGTGCAGATCAGCTTTGCCGGGTCCCTGGGTGCACTGGTTAGGGAACTGAAACCGGTGATTGATAAAGAGAATACGCGGATTGGGACCAGTCTAATCAAAAGGAGTACCGCGTGATTATTATAGATGGGACTTCGTATGACATTCCGGTCATCTCTCTAAAACGTCGCTGTGATTTTTTAGACAAATATGCCCACAGGACTGTCGATGGCACACTGCATAGGGAACTAATAGGAAGGTATTTCAACTATCAGTTAACACTCGGGGCCTCTCTCAATACAGAGGAATACGCTTTACTTTGGGCCAAATTGACTGAGGAGGAGGAGTTTCACACCGTCACTGTTCCAGATGAGACCATAACTCCATATACTTTCACCGCCTACTTTTCAAATGTAGGAGACGAGCTAAGAAAAACTGATGGTGATGTAAATTATTGGAGGGGACTAACTGTTAATTTTATTGCAAAGAGTAAGGTATAATGACCTATCCGATTATTAAAATAACACTTGCTGATAGCTCCACTCTTGAGTTTTCTGATGAAGAAGTTATCGAAGCGAACCTTGTGGAAGAAGTTAGTCCTCTAAGCATTGAGTTGCCTATAAGCACAGTCGAGTTTACTGTTATTAATCTAAACCCCGCCTTTTCAATGTTCTCGGAGGAGTACTCACAGCTGTTATCGGAGCGATTGCCAATGTTGGTTTATGAGCGGGTGGAGGAGATAGATGTTCTTCTTGGCAAGTTTTATTTAGAGGATTGGGAGAATATTAGTACGACGGAGATTAGATTCAAAGGAAATGATATCATTGGAATCTTGGAATCAACAACCTTCGATGGCGGTTTCTGGGAAGATGCTATCACACTTGAGGACCTGTTCTTGGAGTTATTTGATCCGATTGATGTTGCCTATACCATAGATGATGATGTAAAGGCCAGGACAGTTAGTGGATGGATACCCCCTTCAAACTATCGAAAGGCCCTCCAGCAAATATGCTTTGCTGCCCGAGTGCAGGCCACCAGTTCCAGAAACACACGCTTGATAATTTCAGACGCTATCTTACCAGACACTGCTTATAGTGCTACACTTGATGATACAAATAGGTTGCAGGTGCAACCAATGAGTCTGTTGAATGCAGTGACCAGCATTGAGTTAATTTCACATAACTATACGGCCGGTCTGGTTGCTGAGGAGATTTTTAATGAGTATCTTGATGCCGGATCCCATAAAATAGTCTTCGATAAACCATTATCAGGACTTGTGGCTTCCGGCCCAGGCTACACTCCTGCTATTTTAGTTACTGAAGACGAAGGTTACTATGTTGGAACGGAGAATGGTGATTATATCGAGGTGGGAGGGGGATACGTTTATGGTGCTAACAGCCTGTATCTTGAAATTGAGGAGGCTGGCACAGTTACCATTACTGGTTATCCATGGATTGATAGCAAAAAGTCGTATACTTTTAATGAAACTGGATTGACTGAATTTGCAAACAAAAATGATCTGCAAATAACGGATGCAACTCTGGTGGATATGAATCGGGCGCAGGATGTGCTGGATAACGTTAGGGACTACTATCGCTTGAGGTATGAGCAGAATCTTACGCTAATCGATCCTACTGAAAAGATTGGAGATATTGTAAAAACCAAGACCATTTTTGATGACTACTTTATTGCTAAAATCTTGCAGATGCAATTTGATCTATCGGGCGGTTATTTGGCTAAAGTATTTTTGCGTGGAAAACTGTATGTCGAATAGAGGTGAACAATGGCAGATCCCGTTCTAAAGAAGATATCGGCACTTGTGGAATTAACTGCTCCAGCTGTTGGTGATTTACTAGTTATTAGTGATATTAGTGAAGCCCTTGATGTAGATAAAACTAAGAAGATTACATATGCAACTCTTATAGGTATAGAGCGCATCATTCAGGTAACTGTTTTTCCATTTGGAATTCCAATTGCTGTTGCGGACGGGATAGTTGTCTGGCCGGTCCCCTATGAGTTTGATGGGTATGAATTGCTCCGGGTGTTTGGTTTTGTAGATGGTCCTTCCTCATCGGGCTTGCCAAGTTTTCAGATTAGGAATATCTCTAATGGGAATGTTGATCTGCTTTCTACTCCAATAACTATTGATGAAGGAGAATATGATAGCTTGGCAGCTGCAACTCCTTCAGTGGTAGATTCTACTTACAAGATTTTGACTGCAGGTGATAGACTTGCTTTTGATAACGATGCAATTGGAACCGGGGTTACTGGTCAGAAAATAACTTTGGCAGTGAAGAAGGTCTAATGTCTGACACTTATGTTCGAACGGACGAAAACGTTTTTGATACTTGGATTCAAAGCAATAATAGCAATAATTATGTTACTCGCGATGTGCTTGAAATTTCAAGGGGCGCTTCTTATTATCAAGTAGGACTAATTCGGTGGACCGATTTAGCTGGTGGTTCGGTAATCCCCCTTGGAAGATCTGTCATTTCAGCGACTATGGATATCAGCATACGATACAAGAGCAGTGCTAGTCCTACAACAATCCAAGTTTATAGAAGTCTGATTAGTTGGAACAGTGCTCAAGCGACTGGTTATGTTCATCACACTGGGGAACTTTGGAATGTGGCAGGTTCAAGGGGCTTTGGTACAGATGTATCAGCGGATCCGATTGGATTCATTGCAAACTTCAATCCTACAACATACAGCACCAGGCACATTCCTCTGCAACCGTATTGGATCTATCAGATGATAAACGGGCTGGTAACAGATTATGGATTTGCAATAATGCTATCCGCTGATTCTCCTTACGTCCAATACAAAATAGGATCAGAGGAGAGCGATCACCCTGTATCAATAACAGTAGTCCTTGGAACTGAAAATGATTCAGAAGTTTTGATTATGTGAATAGTATGGACGTCGCAGAATGGAAGGATTATATGACACCACTAACAAAGAATGAACAAGCGTGGATGGAAAAGTATTTCGAGAAAAGGATATGCGAATTGGAGAAGCGCATTGCAGACAAATTTGAGTCTAACGAAACTCACTTTCACGCCCTAAATGAGTGGCGGTCCTACATCACTCAAAAAGATAATACTTACTTTACTTGCAAGGAGCATGAGATGTTCAAAGACTCAGTTAATATTCGAATTGGAAATCTGGAAAAGTACGATGCAAAGGTCGAGGGAAAAGCTAGTATGGGTGCCGTGATTCTCTCTTACTTAATCGGCATAACAGGACTAATTATTGCTATAATTAATATGGTGAATAAATGAACGCACAAATGAATTTGCAAGACATTCAATTTGGTTGTAAGCCGTCCCCGAAGGATGGGCGCGACTTTCCCCTGACCAGTTTCATACCGCTTGGTACAAACCTGACTCTCGAAGGTGAGGACGAAATGTACTGGCTATTTCGTGGAACAACGCTTCATCAAAATACTACGAAACACTGCACTGGTTTTATGGCGGCCGATTTTAGAATTAACGATCCAGTCTTCAACAACTGTACAAATCAAGATGGTCATAATTATTACTATTTAGCAAAAGAATTAGAGGGCGATCCTGGTGGTGAGGACGGGGCATACATGCGCTCGGCGGCTAAAGCGCTGTTAAGTCTCAAGCAGATCGAAGCATATGCTTTTGCTACGACTATCGAGCAAATTAAATATTGGCTTATTCATAAAGGTTGCTTGATGATAGGGACTGCTTGGATGAGTGGAATGATGAAGCCTGACAGCAATAACATCATTCATGCAACCGGGACCATGGAAGGCTATCATGCCAGCCTGGCCAAAGCGTGGCGCATAGACAACATGATTGGAATTAAGAACTCTTGGGGTGATGATTGGGGTCTACACGGCGAGGCGTGGATCTCTGTGGATGACTTTGAAAAACTTCGCGGCACTTATATTGAAGCAATTACAGCGGTCGATTTAGAGGACATTGTTGCCCCGCCTCCACAGCCACCAGTGCCAGTAGATCCTCTGAAAGGTTGTTCTCCTTTATCAGGAATTACGCGATACATAAAGACGCTTTTGGAGAATGATGATTGAATTATGTTGACCGGATGGATAGTTAATGGCTTGATTCTTGTAGTAGTGTGCGTAGGGATTTTCTTTACCGTTTACTTCTATAATAGGAGAATTCGTACCTGCAGGAATTGTTATTGGGTGCAGAATGAAAAACACAAGAAGTTAGTTTGTTTAGAACCTTTACCGCCAACAAGATATATTACTGGTGTTGACCTCTGGACATTTCACTGCGACCGGCATTCTTTTAGGAAGGAGCGAAAGTGAAAGCAAAAATAATTGATGTCAGCAAGTATCAAACTAATGATGCGAAGAATCCAAGCCGCTTTTTTGATCCATTCGTTGCTAAGGAGCAGGACATCGACGGAACTTTTATCCGGGCCTCTGGCGGGATCTTGAAGGATTCAGCGGTGGATACTTTTGCCCGGACCTTTACGGAGGCCGGAATTCCGCATGGCTTTTATCATTATGCCTATCCGACAACAACCTACGCAAGGCAGGTTGATCTATTCTGGGATATCATTAAGGACTTTCAGCAGGACTTCCCGCCAGTAATGGATCTCGAGCAGGAAGGCGTTTATCTCGACTTTACACAAAGTTTTCTTGGCCGGCTAGGCGAGAAGTGTGGAAGAGCCCCTATCATTTATACACGGGCAGGTTATTGGGACAAATTAGCAGGCAGTGATAAAGCAAACTGGATTTTGAAATATCCGTTGTGGGTGGCTAACTACAAATATAACTCATATCCGGTCTATGCTACTCCGGAGGGAATTGAGTCTGGCGCGGCTGTACCTATCATGCCAAACGTCTGGAAATCCACTAATACTCCCTATACTTTTTGGCAGTATTCTCAAAGTGGCAATGGTGAGCATTATGGAGGAAACTATGACCCGGTGCATGTTGAAAAGGTACCCCTTGATCTGAATGTCTTCAATGGTACGAAGGAGACTATGTATGCCAGATTTGAGATTGGGGAATATGTCCCTCCATTGCCGACTGAAAAGTCAGTTAGAATAGTCACCGCTGCCTTGAAATTTCGATCAAAGGCTGAACTCTATCCCGGCATGTGCTTGCTGGTAGGTTACGGTGATAAGTTGAAATTCCTCGGCCAAGTTGAAACCGATATCCTGTGGTATTGGGTTGAAAAAGACGGCTATAAAGGATATGTTAGCGCAAATTCTACATATTCAGTTTTGGAGTAAAAATGGAAATAACAACCGTAAATTACTGGGCAATCCTGCTCTGGTGGGTGTGCACAAACTTAGTTGTTGCTATCCTACTGTGGGCATGGTATTGGGTTAGCAAGCGGGTTTGGAAATAAAAAAGAAAGGAGGTAAAAATGTTATTCGTAGTAAAATTCATTGAGGCGATGGTAGTGTTCATTGACGCGAATCCTATCGTAATTGGTTATGTACTGGCAATCGTAGAAATCCTGAAACGCTGGTCTGCTGGTTGGACTTGGATGAAGCCAGAGTACATGACAATCGTTGGATTTTTGATTGGCTTCCTATTCGCCATCCCAGCTGAAGGCTTTGTCGGCATCGTGTGGTTTGACTTTGTCGCGCACGGTTTTGGGTTGGGACTGATCGCCACAGGGTTGTACAAAGTCGGCTCTACTTTAGCCAAATTAGCTCGTGGCAAATAATTTAGGTAGTTTTCACAGATAATAGATAAGCGCCGCTGACTTGCGGCGCTTATCCTAAGGAGCAAAGAACCGTTATGGTTCTAATTCATTATATTACAAAAAGCCTCCAATTACCACGTGCGCATACGCAGGTTGACCCACGGTAAACGCTACGCGCAGTGTCAATAGTTATATTGAACACTTATTTGCCCTTTTTGATGATTCTCGCACTCGGCGCGCCTGTTTTCCTAAAGATAAGGATCTCTGGGTGTGCTATGGCGTATCCATTCAAGCCGTTCGTATCCCACTTGGTAGAGGGCTTTACAAACGAGCACGTTAGCACGGTGCCATCTACGCGGTGCCCCTGCTCGATAGTAGAGTTACGGATCACCTCCTCCATCTCAGCTATCTTATCCAAAACCGTCTGCTCTTTTGGGCGCCACTCTTCATCTATATCGTTGAGCTGCTGAAGTATTTCGGGTGTGAGTAAAGCGTCCCTAAGCTTTTGTTTCTCCATTACCATTAGATCTCTCTGGGCATACAAATTTGCTAAATCATCAAGCATTGTGTTTATTGACATTAGTTATCCTTTCTGAACCATATATATTCACCACGGATTACCTAGAGATTCGTGCGGTGCTAAGACAATAAAAATATTGCCTTGAATTAGTATGTTCCTAGCATGCGCTGTGCGTTCACCTCTACCTTGTGTGCGTAAGCGCGCGCAATCTCCTGAGGACTTATGTTTTTTGTCTCAAGAATTGTCATTAGCACGCCCACAAACGCTAAAATATCGGCAAACTCATCAAGTACGTCTAATTCTTTGAATGCTTTATCTACTTTCTTCCATGGTTTCCAATTCCATAATTGAAGGAATTCAGCGCACTCTACCATAAGCGCTAAAGTAAAAGTACCAACAGACTTGTCGTTTACTCCCCCACCCATATCCGCATTAGACATTTTGTGCACCTTGCGCATAATATTAAAAGCTTGAGTTAGCACCTCTATTTCGTGATCGTTTATTCTCTTAGCTCCAGCAACTGCCACTTTTCACCTCCGTTTTTACGTACATTCCAGGCATCGTCTTCTCCATACCCTCAATCATTGCATCACTAAGTTCTTTTCCAAAATCTTTTGCTTCTGTGAGTGGAACAGTTGCCACAAGTTCGTCGTGCACTTGCAGTCCAATGTACTTGAAAAGTCCACGCGCGTAAGCGACAAGCATTCCCTGCTTCATGCCGATTGCGGCTGAGCCTTGAATTAGTGTGTTAAGAATTACTGTAGGTGAGTTCTTCCTACCAACTAAAAGCCGCTTAGCTCCATTCGGTAATTTTATTGTCACCAATCTATTGTGTGCTGAAAGTGCGTACGCCTTCTCACGCATGCTATTAATGCCCTTGAACTTCTCAAAGAATCCATTGAAAACCATGGTTGCGTGCTCGATATCCATCGTTGCACCGGTCGAGCGAGCGTGGTTGTAAAGTGCCCTAACTCCTCCTCCAAATAGAAGTGTGAAGACAGCCGCTTTTGCATCACGTCTCTGGTCTCGAGTTACTTGGTCAAGTGAAACTTCAAATATTTGAGAACCGATGGCCGTATGCACGTCGTCTGCTTTCAGCAATTCAGTCATAAGCTCGTCCTTGCCATAGTGGGCTGCAATACGAACTTCTATTTGTGAGTAGTCAACTGAAACAATTTGAGAATCGCCAAAATTACCAATGATTTTGCGCCCATTCCTAGGAATTTGCTGAAAGTTTGGATTTGAGCTTGAAAAGCGAAGGGTATCCGCGCCTACGCTCCAAAATCTAGGGTGCACAAAGTCGTTCACGATATATTTATCCATCCACTCTTCGTCGTACATGTTTAGTCTCTGCGCAGGTTCGCGATAGTCAAGAAGTAGCTTGGCAATTTCGGACGCTTTCTCAGTACCGTAAGCCGCGTGCTCCATTAGAATGTCGTGACGAGTGCTGCCCCACCTTTCACCTGTAAGTTCTAAGATTTTCTTTTGAACTTGTTTAGTAGAGCCTAAATTTATTACGTCTCCAAACAACTTATGCAGTTCAGTGCGTGAATGTACTATGAGTGCTTCCTGCTCTTTCAACCAACTGCGCAGTACCTCTCTTTTGAGTGGGACTCCGTTGCACGTCATGTGCACAACGCACGGTATAAGGTCCATTTCCATTTGAAGCGCCTCTAACTGTCCACTTGCCTTTGCCTTTTCAAGCTGAGTCTCGCGCAGTTCGTGCAGACTGGTAACATCGTCGATTGCATATCTCATTTGCTCAGAAGACAACTCATCAGCGCGCCACGCACCGTGTACGATGTCTTTGTTGAGCACAGTGCCAGTACGTCGCTTCACGGATGCGCGCAAACTCTTTGAAACATCTCTCCTACCAGTAGTTGAGATAATGCACTCTCCAATGAGCGTGTCGTACCAGCGACTCTTTTCCCAGTGAGTTCCTGAAACTTCTTGAAAGAGTAAATCGAATCCTGAGATGTTGTGTCCCACAAAAAGCTTATCCATTGCGAATAAGTCATTTAGCGGTGCCAAGTCAGTAAGGTCGAAGATGCGCACTACCACAGGCGTTTTGGTCTTGTCTCCATACATCTGGATTAGAGCAATCTCACTGTCCCATGGACTTAGTCCAGTGGTCTCACAATCAAAAGCGATTACGTCATCGTACTTGAGCAACTCGATACCGTCCGCGAAAGTCGTAACTAAATTAGTCATGAGACCTCTGAAATGAGAACGACGTGTATAAAAACGGCATACTATGTGTAGCTAAATCAACAGCAATTGCTTGCCATTCTGAAACACTTCTACTAAATGGCGGCACAGAAAATTCCCACGTTTCCCACTTGTTTGGAACTTTTGTAGTTTCGTAAACGTGAGCGTTACCCAAATTGACAGTAACTTGACCAAGTGGAAGGTTAATACAATGGCATACAACCGCATGAATTAGGCCAAATTGAATTAGGTCATAAGGTAAACCCCAAACGGCGTCTGAAGACCTCATATTCACGGTCATATCTAATACAGCATAATGCAGTCCAGTAGTCAAATGAAATTGGATAGACGTTGTGCACGGACGTTCCGCAAGAGGTTCTTTTCCATCTGCAATAACGATAACTGCGCGACGTGAGTCGTAATCGTTTTTCAATTCATCTACAACCCACTGCAGTTGCTTTCCTAAACGTGGTCCGTACGCGGATTGACTTGTGAAAAGCTCAAGTTTAGCGTGTGGTGCAACGGCCTCTATTTGCTTTATGTCAAAATAGCCAGCGACAAATTGGAGACCCTCGATAAAACCGATTGCTGGATTGTCGTGTTCGCGACGATACGTGGTGCACGGTCGAACGACTAAAGTCTGATTCAACCTTTGCGTAACAGGAAGTCCACGCGGTTTGCGCTTTTCACCGCTAAGCAGTGACCGATAATAGCGTGCATAGGAATTCATTTTTGCTCCCTTCGAATCTGTGCATGTATCTGTGCGTGCTCTTTTGCTGTGACTATTTGTAGATTTGACAGTTCATTGTTAAAATGATTACCATCTTTATGATGCATAATTTCACCAAATCTTTTGCCTAAAAACCTAGCTCCTAACTTGTTCAGGTAACTAGAGCCGTTTTTCCAACCAGGGTTTTTAGGACCGCTCATATCTACATTTTTAGCAGCACAACTACGAGAACAGTATATTTGATGGCCTATTTTTGACGGCATTCCAGAAAACTTTTCACCACACTGAGGACAAATTTTAGCTAATAAGCGCATGTAGTTTTCCTTTCTTATCGAGTCTCGATAATCTCACACCGCTATTTTGAAAGATAACAAAAGTATGATAGAGACTGCCGTACGTTTCTCTGAATACCACATGACTAATTTGTGCTTGAACAATGCGAATAGCACAGCGTCGACATGGAGCGTGTGTTGTATAGAGAGTTAGTCCCTTTGTGCTTATGCCGCCGACAGCACATTGAAGTATGACGTTTTCCTCTGCATGCACCGCGTTCACACAGTGACCATCTTGGTCAGTGGTGCAACCGACTTCGTCACAGTGAGGAAACCCCTTTGGAGAACCATTGTAACCGGAAGCCAGAACTCTCATATCGCTGTTCACAAGAACCGAACCCACCGCAGCTCTGCGGCTGCAAGTACTCCTTGCAGCCCAGAGCTCGGCCAGCCTCATTAAGGTCATTTCAATGGGCTGCCTCATGGTTTTACGGCGTTGTGGTTGCGTTCGCGGCAATTTGCTTCGCTTCAACATCCGCGACTGGTGTGATTTTCGCAACGTAATAAGCGCCCTTTTTACCAGATGCTTTTGTCGATGTTAGAGTCACAACAGTGTGCTTCAAACCGGTACGCATGATGAGCGAGTTGAGCATTTTGCCGATGCCGACGGATGTGCGCTTGAAATTCAGAAGCGCTGCTGTCTTGTGCTCATCCACGAACACGATGTAAGAGTAGTAGAATGTGCACCGCGGTCCTTGGCGGTTGTCTTTTTCGCCAGTCCACTTATTCATTGGACAATCCTTGCAAATTCCGCCAGGGTTGCCATGACCAACGATCGAATCATCACTTACGCAAAGGACATCCATTTCCTCGCGAAGTTCACGGCGCTTTGCGAAAAGCATCGGGACGATCGTGACTGAGTCCATTGGAGGCCGTCCGACCAAAAGCCACTGACCCGGCTTAGCCAAACCATCCTGTACTTCGGGAGTGAGTCCCTGTGCTAAGCGTAAAACTGGAGGGGTGATGTCACTCGCATCGAATTGTGGCGTGTCTGTAAACACTGCCATTGAGGTATTGGTGACTTCCGCCTCTTCGTTTACGTTTGCGTCTTCCGCTGGTACGCCGTCTCCATTAACGGCGGTGTCAAACGCGTCTTCTGGTGTGGTGTTAAACAATTCGCCTTGCTTCATTTCCTTAGCCATTTCAAATTCTCCTTTGAATTAATTTTACTTTTCAATTGTTTAGTCGTATATAACGAATGTCATAAAATAAAGTTTATTTTAGTTACTCCTTTCTAATACATCAATTAAATTTTTATATTGCTCAAACGCATCTTTTGTGGCGTCATTTGCGTATCGAAATTGCCAGGCGGGGTGTGGCACAGACAACATAACTTTTGCTCCATACCTGCGTGCCCATATTTGTGCATCTCTTCCGCATGCGATAATCGAGTGCGTTTGAATTTCAATGGGTGATATCTCTCCAATGTTAGTCCACCCCATGTGCGTAATTGCTTTCGCGCCAAATAGTCTACCAAACTTAATTGTCGACGGCGAAGTGAAGGGAAGCCACGAACCTGGAATGCCAGCACCATTGGAGAGCGACTCACCCACAACAATAACATTTGGGTCTAGTGGACCAGCGTACATTGGCAATCTAAGCGACGACCGTTTCTTTTCTTCTCTCCATTGTCGTATTGACTTAACAAGCAATTCAGCATAGGATAGCACCGTTTTTGGGTCATCGTCGTTGCGCATGACCATATATCCAAATTCTTTGGCGTAAAGTCGATATGATGCTTGCTCAGCAATCGGGTTCACCTTCAAATCAGAGTTGTCACGGTACTTTTCTAGAATAGCTGGGTGACGATCAATCATAATTCGCACCCCACCTGACGCCATGACGGCCCTTCCATACAACCACTCACCTAGCCAAGCATCGTCTTTCAAGCGACGATTGCGGTCAAGCAACTTAGCGTAAATGTGCTCGCTTGGCCACGCTCTATCCCACATGAAGACGGTCTCTGACAAACAATCTTGCTTGAGTTTGTCAAGATAAACACGATCGTCTGGGTCGACTGGACCCCAGTGGCGGCCAACTACATCGTGGTCAATAGCCATCACCTCACTTATTAAAGTGGATTTGCCGGCCTTTTCGGCTCCTTCAACTAAGATAACCATTCGTGCACCGTGTCCATTGCCTTGTCTAATGTGCCACACATTTGATTGTGCGTTACGCGTTGTTCGAGTGCGAGCACTTCTAATTCCGTGTCAGACATCCGCTCAATTACTCCAATGGGCAAATTGAAGTAGGACGGTAGGTCCTTCACCTCGTTACCCACACCGTAGATGATTGAGTTTGTCCACGTAGCAAACAAGTAGCGATTCCTCCACTGTCCCTGAAGCTCGGGTTTGTAGGGGTGCGAAAGGATTCCCCAATTTGGTGCGTAGGCCGCGTCTAAAAGATCGAGCTCGTTCTTGACGATGTTATCACCACTTTTCTTGTGTCCATACCGAATCACCGGCCATTGGCTTCCTTTACTTCTTATCTCGTCGATGAAGCTTGAAAAGTCGTGCCTGGACGACAGCACCCACTGACGAACCTTTGGTTGCGGCTCTACCTCAATCACAGGGAAAAGTGGAGTCGGGTCAAGCGTGCGGATGTTTTGTGAGGGCCAACCGCTTGCTTCAGCTAATCGATTTTCTTTCACCCACGCAAACAGAGGACAAATCACTTTGTAGTTCTTCATGTTGCCCACGACTCTATAAGTAGCGGCTACCTTGACTGCTTCATTGGCTATCCACGACTGCTCTCCATCACCTACAACAAATTTGATGTGGCTGGTTAAGCTTGTCTCAGATCGTCTAGACTCACCACGTAACCCCGCTCCAATGGAGTCAACTGCCCAATCATCCACGAAAAAGCGCACTTTCACTCCCGCCTCAAAAGCCTTGAATGCAGTCATCATCGCTTGCGGCGCTTGACCCGCGGCCAAACCTGCGGGATTGTACAATCCCATAACAAGCTCATCATAATCGTCTATTCGCTCATCTTCACGAAGCGGAAGGCGATTATCGACATCGTGGCCAAGATTCTCCAATGCTATCAAAACGCCAAGTGCGTTTGAGTACAGTGGATTTTTGTCGCGCCTAACTTTGCACTGATTGCCGGTGCAACCGGTCATAAGTATCTTCATTTTAGCTCCTTTTGAAATATGCTATTTGTGTCCAACGCTTGTTTTGAGCGTAGTCCACGAAAGTAGTCATAAAACCCTGTTTGACAAGTGCGTTTCGTATAGCATTAGCCGCATCTCTCCATCCTTTCTTACCAAAATGAAACTCAATTCCAATTTGTCCAACACTCTCTGGAATTTGAAGCCCACTAAGAATGTCGTACTCGCTCCCCTCCACATCACACTTAATTATGCTGGGGTGGAACCTTTCGAAGAGCTCAGTTATGCGCACGGTTCCCACTGCAATCGGGGCGCCTCGCCCGCGTTTCACCCAAAGTGAATTTGCGCCACTGTTTTTGCCTGCTTTGTATTCAAGCACGGAACTCTCAGTTGACCTTTGAGACACGCAGGCGAGATTGACAATAGTTATATTGTCATAAAATTCCGTGTTGCGCTTCAAAAGGGCAAAACATTCGACATCCATTTCAACTGAGATAACTTCCTTTACTTTGGAGGCCACGGCCACGGCGAACGTGCCAATGTGGCCTCCTAAATCAAGTACGATGTCTTCGCCGCCAAAGTTAAGACCACCGTACGGTCGCCTACGCAAATTTTCGCTTATAGTGTACAAATCACCAAAGTTACCTTCGCGAAAATAAAACGAACGATCAAAATACGCCATTTCAATTATGTTTTCCATTATATCCTCGCGTACTCCATTGCTGCCGCAAAAGCACGGGCTTTCTCAGCAGCGCGCGCGCCAAACAATGTCGACTGAAAAACCGAATCGCTTCCCTCGCGAAAGTCAGCACTCTCAACAACAGCGTTGTAAGCATTCCACGCTGTCATTGCGGTTGATGGAGACTCATCATTGAGTTTAGTGAAAAGTGTTTTAGCGCCAGCGCGATAAACCTGCACGCGGTTGACATAGTATTCCCACGAAGCCTGAGCTTTTGTTGCTTCATCAAATAACGCGCCTAAATTTGCAGCTGAATCAGGGTCATCTAATAGAGCCAGCTTGCGAGATTTGCGTGGCATTGGATAAGCCGATGCAAAAATTGTCTCTGCGTTATTTTGCGTGATTGCCGCCGATGCGAGTGCACCAAATTTTGCCATTGTTTTCTCCATTGCGTTCTGCATTGCGCGCAATAGAGAGACATGTATCTCAAGTGAGGAGCGAGCGCGGCCAGCGTGTGCTAATGAGGCCGATACGACTGCTTCCTTTAACCCGGTTACAAGAGTGTTCTGGCAGACGACACGTACCGGGGTAAAAGCGATTCGCATTGAGGTGCCACCATCTTTTGTGTCAGTGACGAGGAAGTATTGGTGGATTACATTGTCTCTAACTGCACCCATACCCGCGTCTAATGAAAGGAACATCGTCTCTCCTTTACCGAGAGCACCCACTGTTTCAACGGGCCACTTCTCAGTAAGAGGATTAAGGATCTTTGCGATATCCATATTCTGTACCACCTCGTATGTGGGAGTGGCGATGCCAAGCACTCGATACTCATCGTCTTCTGGCACAGGGTTGCGGACGATAGCCACCTTTTCAAGCTCAATTGCGCCATTTGGGGTCATAATTGAAAGCGGGTACTTTTCCACTTCATAGTTGACCTTTGCTTTTGCGACCGCATGCACTGCGTCGATCGGTTCTGTAAAAACCATTCCAATTTCATGCCACGCAGGTTTACGAAATCCTAAAAACCTTTCTCCAAAAATATTTGCGCTCATTTCCTACCGACCTTTCTATTGGTTTTACGAGATTTGTCTGATGTGTCACGCCGAGCTTTGCTCGACTTCTTACTGTGATTCTTAGTGGCCGACCTTGGAGGGCCATACGGTGAAGGTGTGGTGAAGATACTCTTTACGTAATCCCATAATTTATTTGGCATAGTTATCTCCTTTAGTTATGACAAAATATCCAAATGCTCTTAGCATCGCATCAATCTCAACTTGCGGACGGTGTTGCTTATGCACCAGATCTCTTATATAAGTAGCTTCGCTATTCGCTGTCGTACGAAGATACTCGTTACTTTTAGCAAAATAACGACAAAACGCATATTCGCCATCAGGACTTACTGAAGTAACAAACCCTAACTCTACGTCGGGGTGCTTCAAATCTCCCCTCGCGTGCGTAGGCACATAAGCGATTTGATCTCCAACTTTGAACTTAGCCATTTCAACTCCTTTTCTTTAGTAGCGGTACCGCGCAAAGACTTCATCGGTGCACGGCACTACGCGTTTGATGTGCACAGCGTCAAAGACTTTATCGCCAAATTGCCGCACATAATCAAAACTGTTTTCTGCAAGGTGTACGTAGATTGCCCAATCTTCGGCCCACCCTTTTACAGCGACCCACTTTAGCAGATTGTTAGTGTGCAGCATATTGAGGCCGGTCTCATTATCAATGGATTCGCCCTTAGCAAATACAGTTCCGGGCAAGATAGCATTGAATTGCTCTAACGTCATTTCACTCATATTAGCTCCTTTAGTTAATTTTACCTTTTAGGTCAGTGAAGGTACATGACGAATGTCATGCTCTCTTCAGCCAAATGGATCTACTCAACAGTGACCCACCGTTTGCACGTCTCGATGAGTTTGTCGTAATCCTTGCTAGTGGCTTCCTGCTTGAATGTGGCGTAGTCGATGCGCGATGCGCCAGCTAAGCGAAGCGCAGCTTTCATCACATCCAGTACTAGGAAAGCGTTGCCTCCGCACTCTGAGAATGTCACTCTTACGCCTGGGAATTTGGGTACGTTCTTTGTGCTTTCTAACATTTTCTGCTCCTTTGTATTCGAGACCTCCCCGTGTATTCAAGGAAGGTCTCCTTGGTGTCACTCTTGGACACGCCTTGAAAATTAGTGATAGTCTATACACTCACTTTTTGTAGGAGAAGCCCTTTTTATTAGCCTTCTCCTCCGATATGCGGGCAAGCTGTCCAGAGTACTTCGGCAAGAGCTTGAACGCAACTGCGAACTGCTTCTCCGTCAGGGAAGTCATGCGCTGCAGCCACTTAGCGAAACTTGTCAGTATGGGTGCGTCCACGCCGTTGAATCCCACGTGATTCTTGTCGCGCGTCTCGCTCTCAGCAAACTCATCGCTGGTTTGGTAGGTGCTAAGTACTTTTATGGCGCGGATTGCCCACGCCTTATCGGTCGACACCTTTTCGCGAATCAGCTTTTCAAGCTCTATCATTTGCTTTGTCATTTTAGCTCCTTTACCATCCTCTCGAGTATCCTGTGATTAGCCGATACTGCGCTTTAGTAAGAGGTTCTCTTGTGTCGTAGTCTGGATCCGGACCACTGCAGAACTCATTATCAATATCGTCCTCATCAGCCACGATTGGAGAACCATCGGGGTCAAGGACCACGCGGTGCGTGTAGCACTCTCGGCAGATATGGTCTTCAAACTCAACCGCCATTT